CAGGCATCCACGCACGGCACAACGAGTATTACATCCGCACCGTCCGTGCCGACCGCAAAGACCCCATGTGTCAGTTTATGATTGACAAGGGGATTCCTGCGGAGCCGTGTGTGATGCGTCCCGACCACACAATGGTGTTCTCGTTCCCCATGAAGGCTGTGGGTTCGGTGACCCGCAACGACATGACTGCAATCGAACACTTGGAGTTGTGGCTCACCTATCAGCGGCACTGGTGCGAACACAAGCCAAGCATCACGGTGACGGTTCGTGAGCATGAGTGGATGGAAGTGGGTGCGTGGGTTTACTCACACTTTGACGAGATCAGCGGCATCTCGTTCCTGCCCCACTCCGACCACACCTATCAACAGGCTCCGTATCAGGACTGCACACAGGAGCAATACGAAGCAGCAGCAGCCCGTCTTCCAAAGGAAATTGATTGGACGGAGTTGACGAAGTTTGAAAAGGAAGACACCACGAAGGGCACCCAAACCTTTGCGTGTTCGGGTGACAAGTGCGAAGTTGTTGATATAAATACTTAATACCCCGCAGGAGATAGCATCTCCCGCCCGACAACCCCCTTCTAGAGGGGGTTGTTTCTTTTCTATAAATACAAAATGGAGAGAACTCTGCATTGGATTGTTTCGTAATACTGGCAAAGGAGATCATCATGGTTCTACCACTACTTGCCGCGCTTTTCCTTACTTCGCCTCCAACAGTAGACACGGCTCCACCCATAGACACCGTGTTTGTTGGGTGGAAAGACTCCGCAAACAAAAACGAAATACTGTCGTCTATCAGTGGGGTGGAGTCGGCTACCCACTATTCAAACATCCCAAACCTGACACTGCTGGACATGACGGATATCCGATCCGCACAGAGAGCGATAGCACAACTGTCCACCAATCCAAGCGTGGAATTTGTTGAAGAAGACCGATGGATCACGGTTGAACGGCAGTCTTTCCCCCCACCAAACGATACAGGATTTTCTCAGTGCTGGGGATTGCGGAACACTGGCTCTGCGGGTGGGGTTGCAGGATGGGACATGGGTGCGCTTGACGCATGGAGCATCACAACAGGAAACCCCAACATCAAGGTAATGGTGATAGAAACCGGAGTGGAGGAAACCCATCCTGATTTAAACACTCAAACAGGACGAGACTTCACCACAGGAGCAGTGAATGGTGTGGCAGGAGGAAGCCCCAGCAATTCATGCGACAATCACGGAACAGCGGTGGCAGGATGCGTGTCTGCACGGATAAACAATTCATCCGGAACCGTAGGAATTGCACCTGGCTGCACCGTTGTTTCGGCAAAAGTAGGAATTGCAAGCACTCCTTGCAACGGATCGTGGAGCGGACAGACTAGTTGGACCGTCAATGCACTGAATTGGGCAGCAAGCAACGGAATACGAGTAACAAACAACAGCAACGATTATGGCAGCACATCCAATGCAATGAGCAGCGCGTATTCTGCCACCAGAAACGCAGGGATCGTTCACTTTGCTAGTGCAGGAAACGGAGGAACCGATGGAATGGGATTTCCTGCCAGACTCAGCACCGTGAATGCCGTTGGTTCGTCTTCCCGAAATGGAACACGATCCTCCTTTTCTAGTTACGGAAATGGAATTGCCTTTGTTGCTCCAGGTCAATCCATTTACACAACAGACCGAACCGGAAGTTCAGGATACAACAGCGGAAACTGGGTCACGATAGACGGAACATCATTCTCTTCTCCATATGCAGCAGGTGTTGCTGCACTCCTTCTTTCAGTCAATCCCAACCTAACCCCTGCCCAAGTGGAAAGCGCAATGAACACCACCGCAGATGACATGGGAACGGCAGGCTATGATATTTTTACTGGTTGGGGAATGATTGACGCAGGAAAGGCTTTGCGATCCGTTCTGCCTCCACCTTGTCCTGCGGACATCAATAGAGATTCCGTTGTGAATGGAAACGACTTGGGAATAATGCTTGGTGGGTGGGGAGGATCGGATCAGGACTCCGATTTGAATAAAGACAACAGAGTTGATGGAATTGATTTAGGAATCCTACTAGCCGCATGGGGAGACTGCTAAAACAACAAACCCCCTTTCGGGGGTTTGCTTTACTCTGCTGTTTCGGCAACAGGAGGCGCAGTCAGCGCGTCCAGTTTCTTTTGCAGTGCTGCCTTTTCCTTTTCGGCAATCTGCAACTTGGCTTCAAGCAGGATGCCCTGCGTCATCAGTGTATTGATCTTGTCCTGTAGAATGGGGATCAGCACGGTTTCATTGTAATTCTCTGTCTCAATCATGGATAGTATCCTCCTTTCCTGTATGTAGACCTCCTAAATAAGGGTATGGTAATAGCAGGAATTGATTATTCTCTGTGTGGTCCCGCAATCTGCTTGTTCCGCGCAAACGGCACAGGCAAGTTCTCGTACAGCGGATGCTCCTTCTATTTCCTCACCGACAACAAGCGGCAGTCGGAGATCCGCACCATGAATATTTTTGGTGAGCGGTTGAGCGATTGGGAAAACGACCAACACCGCTACGAAACCATTGCAGACTGGGCAATAGACATTGTGATGGGCTGTACCCATGTGGCACTTGAGGGGTATGCGTATTCCGCAAGCGGCAAGGTGTTCCACATCGCAGAGAACACAGGCATTCTTAAATACAAACTGTACCAGTTGAGTGTTCCTGTAACGGTGATCCCGCCCACCGAAGTAAAGAAATACGCCACGGGCAAGGGCAACGCAGACAAGAACGCCATGTACGATTCGTGGCTGCTAGAGACAGGGATTAATTTAAAAGGACTCTTGACACCGAAGCGTCAAGAGTCCGTGAGTCCTGTTTCAGATATTGTTGACTCGTATTACATCTGCAAAAAGATGTACGAGAGCCTGCCCGAGGATGTCAGGATTGCTGACGAGGACTAGGAGCCGCAGGAGGGGCTTCTACGGGCTTCTCTGCCTCTTCCTTGCATTCCTCGCGCTTGCGCCCGAAGAACTCCTTCCATCCCCATGCGAGTGCCAATAGAAGCACAGGCAGATACCACAGCATCCATCCCCAATTAGAAGTAATCTTGTCGCCATTCAAAATTTCGTGGCGAAGTTTTAGAATAATTGGTGAGTCTGCTGTTGTGTCTGGAATGATCTTTGGCGCTGTCTCGCAAGCCGTCAGAGCCAACAGTAGAAGTGGTGCAAAATATTTCTTCATGGTGCGCTCCTTATGACTTGTTGGACGCAGCGGCGCTTCCGAAATAGAAGCCTACGATGCTGACGAGTATTTGACGGGTTTCGCTTGCGTATAGGAATCCGTTCACCTCTACGAAATACTTTCGTGTGGTTTCAGGAATGAGTCCAAACAAGCCTTCTGGATTCTTGGCATCCACCTCTACGAATGTGGGTAGCCCAAAGAACGGCAGGATGAACGGTGCAAGCAGGGTTGCAAACAAGACTGCAAGCACAATGAGTTGGCGAATGCCCTTGCCCACATCAAGTGGAACACGCTCCGCTGCCTTGTCTTGGTTCTCGGTGGTCTGCTTGTTTGCAGCAATCAGGCGTTCAAAAATCTCTTTCTGATCCTGTGCCTTCTGTGCCATGTAGCGAAACAGGAATCCTGTTGCCGCTCCGCCGACCAATGAAATCAATTCTGGTGTAAACATAAATACCCCTTTCTGCTAGAGGTATTTAGGCTTTCCGCTTCTTTCTCTTTAGAATATTTGATTTCTTTACGGGTGGCAGGTCAGGGGGAAGCCCCGCAATCTTCGTGCCATCCGCCACATTGGTGGGTGGTGTCACAGCCATCGGAGGGGGGAATTCCTCACGGATGAACGACGAAAACGGCTTAACTTTACGGTTGCCTGTATGTTCCATATGTTACTCCATTGACGAGGAATCCGCCGAACACCATAAAATGTATCCTCTCATACAACCCACTCTGCATTGATGCAAAATTTCCACTCGTCCATGCATTATTTGATGCGTTTTGTTTAATATTGCGTATTCTAAAACTACTTGTTGTCTTAAATTCGTCAGAGTTTCCGCGTATCACAATTGGAAGAGTGTATTCATTTATGTTTGGTATTCCTGCCACATCGTTCAGATGAAAATGCTCGGATTCAGCACACAGCAACACACAATAGTAGGTGTCTCCCATAGGTCTTTCAAAAAACACATCGTATTCGGGTCCACCGCTTACAGCCCGAACACGATTTGCATTGTACGAATTTTCCAAATACGGATTGAATGCAGTAGCGTTTGACCTGGCTGGAGGAAGCACTATGGTTCCGTATGATGTGGCAGAGCGTGAAGACAGTGCATTAGTCAAGCACGAAAAATATGTGGCTCCTGATATTCCGTATCCACTTGCTCCAGGAACCAGTGAATATGTGCCTCCAGCAGGAACTCCTAATTGGGAGTCCTTGCTCAAGGAAAACAGTGCAAAATTTACCCATGTACTGTTGGCAGGAAAATCAGCCTGTGTAGCGGTGTTTCCTCC